CCGCAGAGTATGCGGCCACCACAAAAGCCAAGCGTGCTGGTAAGGCGGCGGGCAAACAGTTTGTGTCCCAGCCCAAGACCATTGCCAAAAAGACAGCGAGCTTCAGATGACTACATCCGGCACCACAGCGTTCAACATGGACCTCACGGAGATCGTAGAGGAGGCGTTCGAACGTGCTGGTGGTGAGCTGCGCACCGGCTATGACCTTCGCACGGCCAGCCGATCTTTAAACCTCATGTTTTCGCAGTGGGCCAACAAGGGCCTTAACATGTTCACGTACGAGCAGGGGCTGATCAATCTGATTCCCGGCCAAGCAACGTACAACCTTCCCGCTGACACCGTGGACCTGCTGGAGCATGTGATTCGCACGGGCGCGGGCAGTCAATCGACGCAAGCAGACCTGACCATCACGCGGATTAGCGTTTCCACCTACGCCACAATTCCCAATAAGCTGCAGCAGGCTCGTCCGATTCAGGTCTGGATTGAGCGGTTGGATACTCCTCGTATTACCGTGTGGCCGGTGCCAGACAACTCGCAGCCGTATGTGTTCGTGTACTGGCGCTTGCGCCGTATGCAGGATGCCGGTACTGGCGTGAACACCATGGACATGCCATTCCGTTTCTACGAGGCCATGACGGCTGGCTTGGCTTATCACCTTGCCCTCAAAATTCCCGGCTCAATGGATCGACTGCAAATCTTAAAAGCGCAGTACGATGAGGCTTGGGATTTGGCTTCGTCCGAAGACCGCGAGAAGGCTGCAGTCAGGCTTGTTCCACGCGCTGCCCGTGTAGGAAACGGTGGCTACTGATGTCAAACCGTTTTGCAGCGGGTCACAAAGCGATTGCCATGTGCGACCGCTGTGGTCAGCAATATAAACTCAAGCAGCTTAGAACTGAAATCATCAAGCAGCGCAAGTACGAACTGCTGGTGTGCCCAGAGTGCTGGGACCCTGATCAACCGCAGCTCATGCTTGGCACGTTCCCTGTGGATGATCCGCAGGCGCTCAGGAACCCACGCAGGGACACAACCTACGTGACATCTGGTTTAAACGACGATGGCAACCTATCGGGCGGCTCTCGGGACATTCAGTGGGGCTGGAACCCCGTGGGTGGGGCGAGCTTTTTTGACGTGGCCCTGACGCCAAACTACTTGGTGGCGACAGCGTTTGTTGGTACAGTCTCAATATCTTAAAGGAAACAACATGGCTAAATTTAGTCAAAAAATGATGGGCAAGGAAGTTGGTCAAGCCAGCGTCTACGCTCAGCCGCACACCATGAGTGGCAAGGTTGTCAAGGCCTCCACCAACCCCGGCAAAGAGCCAAACCACAGCAATGCGGATACTGTCTGCATGAGCGTTGGTGCAATCAACAACAAGCCCGATGGTTACCCCACCAAGACTGACGGTATCAAAATCCGTGGTACTGGTGCGGCTACAAAAGGCATCATGGCCCGAGGCCCGATGGCGTAAGACATGACATACAACGAGCTGGTCACCGCCGTTCAAAATTACTGTGAGAACGTCTTTCAGAAGACGGACATAGACACGTTCATTAGGCAAGCAGAGCAGCGCATTTTCAACGTCGCTCAACCTGCTAACCAGAGAAAGAACGTGACTGGCTCGTTGACGGCAGGAAACAAGTATCTCCAGTGCCCAGTGGACTTTTTGTCTGTGTTCAGCTTGGCGATTTACCCTGCTGCTGGCGGCTCGTACGAGTACCTGCTTGATAAGGATGTGAACTTTATCCGGCAGGCGTACCCCAATCCAGCCACTACGGGCAAGCCAAAACACTATGCAATTTTTGGCCCGTTGTCAGACAATCAAGATGAGTTGACGTTGATCCTCGGCCCAACTCCCGATGTTTCTTACAGCGCAGAACTGCATTACTACGCATACCCAGAGTCAATTGTGGATGCAGCCGATGGGCGCACTTGGTTGGGTGACAATTTTGACTCTGTGCTGCTGTACGGCACCATGAACGAGGCGCTGACCTACATGAAGGGCGAGCCCGATATGGTCAAGCTGTACCAAGAGAGATATGTGCAGGCAATTGCCTTGTACAAGAACTTGGCAGATGGCAAACAACGCAGTGACGCATACCGCAATGGTCAAGTCAGAACGGCGGTCCAATGAGTATTGTTCAGACACAGACCACCAGCTTCAAGGCGGAGTTGTACGAGGGCATCCACGACCTGCTCACGGACACGCTGCGCATTGCGTTGTATACGGCAGAGGCAGACCTCAACGAGTCCACCACGTTGTACACCACAACAGCAGAAGTGGTTGGCGCGGGGTATGTGGCTGGCGGGGTGACTTTGACTGGAGTGACCATCAGCTCTTCGGGGTATACGGCCTACGTCAACTTTGACAACGTGGCGTTTGGTGCTTCAGTGACTGCACGCTGCGCTTTGATATACAACGCAAGCAAAGCCAACCGATCTATTGCCGTTCTGGACTTTGGTTCGGACAAAACATCAGCTAGTTTCACAATCACCATGCCCGCAAACGGCGCAACAACAGCGCTTATTCGCAGTTCAATTTAAGGAGTCACCATGACCACAGATCGTATCAATGCCGCCGACAAGGTGGAGGCTGCTTGCAGCTACAACACACAACCCGCTGACCAGATGAGCATCCAAGGCTCGTATCATGCTGTCTGCTACGACGCTCAGGGCAACGTCAAGTGGGAAGACAACATCAAGAACTTAGTAACAACCGTGGGCAAGAACCTGACGCTGGACACCATTCTTGGTAACTCGGCTGCTGGCGCTGTGGTGATGGGCCTCAAGGGCACTGGATCGGCCAACGTGGCAGACACCCAAGCCTCTCACGCAGGTTGGTTGGAAGTGGGTCTAGCTAACGCTCCCACGTACTCCGGAAACCGCAAGACGCCTTCGTTCAGTGCCGCGTCCGCAGGGAGTAAGACCACATCTTCGGCTGTCAGTTTTTCGATTACATCAACTGGCACGGTGGCAGGTTGCTTCATCAACATCGGCGGCAGCGCAACGATTGACAACACCACGGGAACCTTGTTCTCTGCTGGTGATTTTTCTAGCTCAAAGTCTGTTGTGTCGGGCGACACAATCGCGGTCAGCTACACAGCAACATTGACCTAATATGGCAACCGGGTGGGGCATAGGCGCATGGGGTTCTAACGCTTGGGGCGGCAATGAATTAATTGCCACCAGCGTTTCGGAGTCCGCGTCTCTGTCCGACGCCCAGTCAGCCGCAGGGACGTTTCCGGCGTCCGTGTCGGAGTCCGGTTCTTTGGCGGATACGCAAACCGCAGCGGGTACGTTTCCTGTAGCGCATACAGAGACAATGGCTTTGGCCGACGCGCAATCTGCGGCAGGAACTTTTCCGGTCTCAGTAGCAGAATCGGCGTCGATAGACGACGACGAGTCGGTTTCTTTGCTTCTTTTTGTGGAAGTTTTTGAAGCGGTTTTAATTGCCGAAACGCAATTAGCAACTGCCGAGTTTGCAGCCTCAATTTTGGAAGTTTTTGCCGCAGCCAGCGTGGAAGACGCAACCACCACATACAACGAAACTATAGCTGAGACTGCCGCTGCGACAACGAGTGAATTAGCGCAGACGGCGTATGCTCAGGCGGTTCAAGATACGCTTGCTGCGACTGAGCAGAATACTGCAGTAACGGCGTATACGGAAAATGTAGCAGACTCATTCAACGCAACATCTGAACAAGCGGCAATCGCAGAGTTTGCTGCGGCTGTGACAGAGGCGCTCTTAATTGAAGATGATGAAACTGTAAATTCAGCATACACCGAAGCTGTAGCAGATGTGCTGGGCATTGTTTCTGCGGAAGATGTGGCGGCTACTTTTGCTTTGGCGCTGTCGGAAACTTTGGATTTGGCCGCAACGGAGGCTGCGGCAACCTCGTTCATTGCTTCTGTCAATGAACTGGTATCTTTGACCGAGCAGCAGCTTGCTCAGACCACGTACAGTGTGAATTTCTCAGACTCGGTTGCAATTTTTGATGTTCAGAACGCTCGGTACTTCTGGGAGCCGGTGGATGACATTCAGGATGCCAACTGGCAAAATGTTGGTAATGCACAGTCTGCCAATTGGCAAAATACCAGCAATACGCAATCAACCCCTTGGGTTGACGTTGTTACTTAGGAGTTGAAATGGCAACAGGAAATACCACGCTACTCGGACTGGCTCTGCCAGTTGAGGGTGAACTTGATGGAACATGGGGTGATGTTGTTAATGACTCAATCACTTCCTTGGTTGACTCGGCTATTGCGGGCACAACCACACTCAGCGCTGATGCAGACGTAACGCTGACAACCACAAACCTTGCGGCAAACCAAGCCCGTCAAGCAGTGTTGCTTTGGACTGCCAGCAACGGGGCTACAACGCGAAACATCACAGCCCCCGCACGTAGCAAGCCCTACATCGTAATCAATGCTGGAACGGGCTCTATCGTGCTGCGCGGCGCTGGCCCAACGACCGGGATAACCGTTGTGGCTGGCGAGAAGTGCTTGGCCGCATGGAACGGGTCGGACTTTGTGAAGGTGGCAACCAGCACGTCAGCGCCCGGCGATGTGACGTTAAACGGAACTCAGACGCTAACCAACAAAACAATTGCCTATGCCAGCAATACATTGACTGGTGTTCAGCCGACACTTGTTTCTGGCACGAGCATTAAAACCATCAATAATGAATCTTTGCTTGGCTCTGGAAATATTGCAGTTGGCTCCAGCATTATTAGGGTTGAAAGAACCAGCAACACTGAATTGGCGGCTGCAAACTCCAGCAACCTTATTGATATCACCAGTGGCACATTCACGCAGACATTTGCCGCAGCAGCAACTCTTGGTGATGGATGGTACGTCTACATTGAAAACTCAGGCACTGGAAATATCACGCTGGACCCAAGCAGCAGCGAGACAATTGACGGCCTGACCAGCTTCATTATGTATCCCGGCGAAGTCCGTTTGATTCAGTGTGACGGAACTGCACTGCGCTCGATTGTTTTGAATTCGTTTTTTGCAACATTCACGACTACCGGCACATTTACAAAACCTCCCGGATACTCGTATTTCAGCGGCCTCCTTTGGGGCGGCGGCGGTGGTGGGGGTAGAACTGGAGATGGCTCGCGAGCTGCCGGTCATGGTGGTGGCGGGGCTTGCGTTCCTTTCAACGTGCCAAGCGCAAGTGTTGGCACGTCAGTAACGGTGACTATTGGCGCTGGTGGATCAGGTATATCTTCTCCTACGGTTAGTCAAGGTGGTCAGGGTGGCACATCATCGTTTGGAACTATTGTTTCCTCTTATGGCGGTGGCGGTGGCGGTGCATCAGGCAGCGCAAATAGTGGCAGTGGCGGGGGTGGTGGAGCACTTTCCGCTGGCACAACCGGTCCTAATGGAGCCACAACTTCTGCTGCTGGCGGATTGCCAAACTATGCAACGTCAGTATCAATTCAAAACAGTGGATTTGGCGGCGGCGGCGGAGCAGGTACAAGCACAGGCGGCGACTCTGCGTATGGCGGCGGTGGCGGCAACAGCGGGGATTCCATTTATGGCGGCGGTGGTGGAAACGGCGGAACATCCGTTTTTGGCGGTGCTGGCGGTGGTACTGCCACCGCTGGAACCGCGCCTGCTGGCGGAGGCGGTGGAGCCGCCTTACAAGCATCATCCGGTGCAGGCGCTCGTGGTGAAGCACGTATTTGGGGGATCATTTAATGTCACGTTTTGCAATCATTGAAGGCGGCACAGTCGTCAACGTGGTGGAGGCTGAAGCAGCCTTTGCCGAAACTCAAGGATGGATTGCTGCGCAAGACGCAAGCATTGGTTGGCTGTGGGATGGTGAGTCTTTCAGCGCTCCTGTAAAGCCTGATGAAGTAATTCAGCAAGAGATCATCGAGCAAACTCAGCAGCGCCTTGATGATTTTGCAAAGACTAGGGACTACGACGGCATCCTGAGCCTTTGCACTTATGCAACCAGCACCGTGCCAAAGTTTTTAGCCGAAGGCCAATATGGCGTTGAGTCTCGTGATGCAACGTGGGCCAAGCTGTACGAGATTTTGGATGAAGTGCAGGCAGGAACGCGACCAATGCCATCTAGCTACGCCGACATTGAGCCAGAGCTTCCTGTGTTGGCTTGGCCTGTTTAACAGAAAGTAAGATGCAGTGAGAGACTGGGCCGTAAGTTTCATCGCTGCGGCCCTTCTTATTGGGCTCATTATCTGGTGCGTTAAGATTTTTGTCGAGGTTGTGTATGGCTGAAGTATCTGAAATTGAAATGCTCAAGGCGCAGTCTCGCGCTGAGTTAAACAGGCTGGAGGCTGACTCCAGCGCCAAAGAGGTGGCGGGCAAAGCTATTGGCAAACAGGGCCTGTTCTACATTACGTTTATTGTAGTGATCGGCGTGCTGGCATCCCTTGCCTTAGAGGAATCCAAGATTGCCGCCGTGATGGGTTTGCTGGGTGCTGCACTGACAGCCCTAATCTCTATGCTCAACGGAATCGCTGGAGCCAACCCCAAGCAAGAGCGTCCAGAGTTTGACGTCATGCGGCAATTGATTGACAAGCTGGATAAGCTCGACCGCGAAGAGCAGCCTATGCGCGTGGATGTTGTAGGCGACAAAGTAACCGTAACCAAAGGTGCTGATAAGGTCAGCGCCGCAAGGGAGTAAACGATGCTGTCATTAATTTCAACCCTCGGGGGTCTGCTGATTTCCGGCCTGCCAAAGCTGCTTGAGTTTTTTCAAAACAAAGCCGACCAAGCGCACGAGCTACGGTTGGCTGCATTGCAAAACGAGCGTGAGCTGGCTATGGCCGCACAGGGGTACGCTGCGCAGTTGAAGATTGAAGAGGTCCGCACCGATCAGATTCAAATGGAGACTGACGCCCGGATGACGGAAGCAGCTCTCAGCCACGACCAGAAGGTATTGGAGAAGGCCAGCAAGTGGGTTGCAAACTACGTGGGCACCGTCCGCCCCACAGTGACATACATCTTTGTTTTTGAGTTGGTTTGCATCAATGCCTTTATGGCTTGGTACTTGTATCAAACACCCGGCCTGATCACTGGCATTGATGACGTCATCAAGTACGCCGACCTGATTTTCAGCACCGATGAGATGGCGATGCTGGGCGCAATCATTGGATACTGGTTTGGGTCACGCGGGTGGCAGAAGAAATGAAACTGAGCAGGGCGGGCGAAGACCTGATGCACAAGTACGAGGGCTTTCGCTCTCGTCCCTACCTTTGCCCGGCGCACATCTGGACGATTGGCTACGGCCACGTCCTGTACCAAGAGCAGATTAGGCTACCCGTGGTACGGGTAGAGGGCAAGGATACACCCATGATCCGCAAGGAAATGCCACTGAAACCGGAGGACAACCGTGTCTGGACAAAAACGGAAATTGACGAACTATTCCGCACTGACGTCAGAACTTTTGAACGGGGTGTTCTTCGTCTTGTTCCCGGTGTGGTTGGGCGTCAAGGCGCTTTCGACGCTCTTGTCTCTATAAGCTTTAATTTTGGGCTGGGAAATCTTCAGCGCAGCACCATCCGCATGAGGGCTAATAGAGGCGATTGGGAGGGTGCTGCGGAGTCTTTCCGGGCTTGGACCAAGGGAGGTGGCAAAGTCCTGCCGGGGCTCGTCAAGCGCCGGGAAGCCGAGATTGCGCTGTTCCTGAGTTAAGTGCGAAAATGTCACGAAACTGAGGTCAACCATGCCCCTGAAGTCCATAATCTTTCGCCCGGGTGTAAACCGCGAGCAAACCCGCTATGCCGCCGAAGCAATCGGTGCTGTTTCTGCATCCACTCAAGTTGCAGGGGGTTGGTACGAATCTGAAAAAGTTCGATTCCGATCAGGAATGCCTGAAAAAATTGGCGGCTGGAGGCGTATTTCGGCGTCTACATTTCTTGGGGTGGCTCGTTCTTTGTGGAACTGGGTTACTCTGGCTGGCCTGAATTTGGTTGGAGTTGGAACCAACTTAAAGTTTTACATTGAGCGCGGCGGAGAGTACAGCGACATCACACCACTACGCTCGTACACAGAGTCACCAGTGACGCTGAACAATCCTTTTGACACCACATCTGGTTCGGCTGTAATCAATGTAAACGACACCGCGCACGGCCTAAGCACTGGAGATATTGCCACATTTTCTGGTGCTGTTGCGGTTGGCGGAATCCCAGAAGATGTGCTTAACACCAACCACAAGGTAACGGTTGTTGGGGTTGATGATTACACGATCACCGTTTTTACCGAAGCAACATCTACCGTCACTGGCGGGGGCGGGGCATCCGTTTCCGCAACGTACACAAAGTTCAATGTCACACTGACCAATCCATTTACGGCGACTCTAAGTTCCTCCGTCTTGCTTGTAGCGGACGCGGATCATGGTTGTTTAACGGGAGACTTTGTGACATTCAGTGGAGCCACTGGGCTTGGCGGAAACGTCAGTGCTGATGTACTGAACCAACAGCACCAAGTCACGTTTGTTACCACTGGCACTTACACCATCAACCTGTCTGTGACGGCCAACGCAACCGACGTTTCGGGCTCCCCGGGCGGCGGCACGGTTACTGCCAAGTACCAAATCAATGTTTCGCCGGATTTCCAAGTTCCATTGATTGGATGGGGTGCTGGTACATGGGGGATTGGTGTTTGGGGCGGGACAAGCGGGAGCTCGGGCGTTTCCAATCTTCGTTTGTGGAGCCAACTGAACTTTGGTGAAGACTTGATCTTTGCTTTGCGTGACGGCGCAATTTACTACTGGGATGCAACTGACGGAATAACGACTCGTGGGGCTGCGTTGCAAACCTTAAATGGAGCTTCAGATGTTCCAACTATCCAGAAGTTCATTTTTGTGTCCGATGTCAGCCGGTTTGTGTTTGCATTTGGATGCAACGATTACGGATCGGCTATTCAAAATCCCATGCTGATTCGCTGGTCTGATCAGGAGTCGGCAGTTGATTGGACTCCAGCAGCCACAGGACAGGCCGGTAGCATTCAGTTGTCGGATGGCTCTGAGTTGATAACTTGCCTTCAAACCCGTCAAGAAATTGTGGTGTGGACGGACTCTGCACTGTATTCAATGCAGTACGTTGGCGTGCCTGCGGTGTGGAGTACTCAGCTTTTGGCGAGCAACATTTCCATCTACGGGCCAAACGCAAAGGCCGTGGCTTCAGGCGTTGTGTATTGGATGGGGGTTGATAAGTTTTACAAATACGATGGTCGCGTTCAAACGCTGCGCTGCGACTTGCGCCAGTACATTTTTAGCGACATCAACCAAGCCCAAAGCCAGCAAGTGTTCTCTGGCACAAACGAAGGCTTCAATGAAATCTGGTGGTTCTACTGCTCCGCCGCAAGCACCGTGGTGGACAAGTACGTTGTGTACAACTACGCAGAGGACATCTGGTACTACGGAACCATGGGCCGCACGGCTTGGTTGGACTCAGGGCTGCGCGACTACCCTCTGGCAGCAACGTATAGCAATAATTTGGTGAACCACGAGCTCGGTGTTGATGACAATGAAACAGGAACTACTTTGCCTATTGAGGCATCAATTGGCTCGTCTGAGTTTGATATTGACGATGGGCACAACTTTGGCTTTATTTGGCGCGTATTGCCTGACTTGACGTTTCGGGGTTCAACTGGAGATGAGACTCCGCAGTGCAACTTGACGCTGATACCCATGCGCAACTCAGGCTCCGGGTTTACAACACCAGCCTCGACCAACAACACCAGCACGGCGGAGATTCAACGCATTGCCACGGCTCCGATTGAGGAGTTCACGGGTCAGGTATACATCCGAGTGCGAGGCAGGCAACTCATCTTTAAGGTGGACTCTAGCCGCGTAGGTACTACTTGGCAGCTTGGTGTGCCTCGGCTCGACATCAAGTCTGATGGGAGGCGGTAGCCATGACCCAACTCCAACAAACCGCAGTGCCGAGCCTTCCGCTGTCGCCGGAGCAGTTTGGGCGCATGTATCAGGATCAGCTTAACAACGTCCTGCGCCTGTACTTCAACCTTTTGAACAGCAATGTCAACAACATCATTGGCCCAAACGGCGGTCAATACATCGACTGCCCGAACGGCCTGTTCTTTAGCATCGCGGATCAACCAATAGGCGCGGTGGACACGGCTCAGCCCATCGAATTTCCGATTGAGTATCTGAACAACGCAGTGCGGGTGAACTCTGGTACGGAAAGCCGGGTGTACGTGGACATTGGTGGGGTGTACAACTTTCAGTTCTCCGGCCAACTTCTCAGTGGATCAGCCAGTGCCAAGCAGGTGTATATCTGGATTGCTCGAAACGGCACAGACATCGGCTACTCCACTCACCAGTACACCATATCTGGCTCGAACACGCATTTAAACATCTCATGGAACTTTGACATTGATTTGGATGAAGGCGAGTATGTGGAGTTGCGCTGGGCATCAAACGACATTGATATGAAACTAGAAGCCACTGCCGCAACAGCCCCACATCCGGGTATGCCTTCTGCGGTGATCGCTGTAAACTTCATTGCGCCGCTGCCAGTGCCACGGCCCACCCCACCGTAAGGAACAAAAATGGCTACCTCACCTAACGAAAATCAGATTGCACGGCAGGACGATCTTGCAGGACTTCCGGCGGTTGTGGCTAATGCAAATGCACAGCAGAACACCGCTGCGGGGCTTTCAGCGGATGCTGCCAGCCAGCCTCAAGACTTCTCCAGTTTCTTCTCTGGGCTTGCAAAAAATTACGAGAGCAAGGGCCTTGGCCCAAACACGGAACACCTTTTCAAAGAACAAATATCCGGTGTTGGCCGTCGCCTTGAAGACCAATCAGCCCTCAAAACCCTTGAAGACCTTTACAAGGTAAACCCCACCGCAAAACAGTTTACTGACCCGACTGCTGCTCGTGATGCCTTGTTTCGCCTTTCTAATCAAGGTGCAAAACTTGGTGGCGATAAAGCTGCAAGAGAATATTACGGGGCTTTGCGCCGCCAAGCGCTACCTACTTCACGGGATTTGGTCAGCACCTACGAGCAACTTATACGCGATGCAACTCCGGTTGCTGACGATCAAAATTGGTACGGCAAAACCCAGAACTTTGGGGCTCGCTACAAAAACCAAGGAACTATTTGGCGCGATCCAAGTTCCAAGGGTGGTGTTGGCGTTTTTTACAACGAAGACGGCACGCCTTCAAAGCTCACGTACTTCGACAGTGAAGGCACAAAACTTGGCAGCTCGATAATTAGCCCCGGAGAATTAATTAAAAACTCAGAGCGTTACGGCATTGACCTTTCGGAAATTTCTGGTCTTGAGGGCGAGCTTAACAAAGTTGGAAAGAGCATCAAGCCATACTCAATTTTTGAGGGGTCGGATGCGGGTGTTGACTTGGCTTCAATATCTGATGAAGTTCAAAACATTGCGTCGGAAGATTGGCTCAATAAAACACTGTCGCATATTGATAT